ATTATGCGCAGATGGTCGTCTCGGGCGGGGGCGAGCCGGGCGACGGCGCCGCCCGCGCGGCTGCGGGCGCCGGCGGCAAGAAGGAGGAGCGCCGCGCCGCCGCCCAGGCGCGCGAGGCGACGCAAGGGCTGCGCAAGCGCGTGAAGGAGGCCGAGGCCGAGATGGCGCGGCTCGGCAAGGCGATGGCGGATATCGACGCCGCGCTGGGCGGCCAGCCGACGCCCGCGCTCAAGCTGATGACCATGGGGCAGCTGATGAAGCGGCGCGGCGACCTGGAGAAGCTGCTCGCCTCGGTGGAGGCGGACTGGGTGGAAGCGAGCGAGGCGCTGGAGGCATGATAACCTCTTAGGTTATTTTGTGGTTGACAGCGAACCGCTAATGTGAGATAGAACTCCCACGCTGAAGAATTGCGTCAAGGGCCGGGCGGTGGTGACACCGTATCCGGCCCTTCGCTTATGCGGGGGAGCGGGACATGGCGATCTCCACCACTAGGAAAAAGAAAGCACCGGCCAAGGTGCTGCCGGCGCAATGGAACGAGAAGCGCCGCACCCTCTTCCTGGAGGAGCTGGCGCTGACCTCCAACGTCGCTGCCTCGGAGCGGGCGGCGGAGATGGCGCCGGGCAGCGCCTACCGCGAACGGCGCAAGTCCGCAGACTTCCGCGCCGCCTGGGACGAGGCGCTGGCGGAGGGCTATACGCGGCTGGAGTTCGCGCTGCTGGAACGCGCGATCGAGGGCACGATCAAGAGCAGCAAGAAGCTGGACGACGGCTCGACCGAGGTGCGCGAAATCTCCGACCGGCTGGGCATGGCGCTGCTCGCCGCGCACCGCGCCTCGGTGATGGCGGTGCGGGCGCGGGTGGCCGATCCGGAGGATGCGCGCGCCTGGCTCGCCGCCAAGCTCGCCGAGATGAACCGGAAGGACGGGGGCAATGGCTGAGGCGCTCAACGCCGCCCGCCTCGCGGCGATGGACGCAAGGGCGCGAGCGGTCATGCTGCGGTCGATGACGGGCGCCCAGGCCGCGGCGCTGAAGGCGAGCTGGGCCTTCTGGGCACGGCCGGAGCAGCTTCCGCCGCCGGGCGACTGGCGGGTGTGGCTGATGATGGCCGGGCGCGGCTTCGGCAAGACGCGGGCCGGCGCGGAATGGGTGCGCGGCATCGCGGAGAATGACGGCAGCGCCCGCATCGCCCTGGTCGGCGCGACGCTGGGCGAGGCGCGGGCGGTGATGGTGGAGGGGGAGAGCGGCTTGCTCGCTGTCGCTCCCGCCGGCCGCCGCCCGACGTGGGAACCGTCGCTGCGCCGCCTGCGCTGGCCGGGCGGGGCGGTCGCCTTCCTCTATGGCGCGTCGGACCCGGAGATGCTGCGCGGGCCGCAGCATAGCCATGGCTGGTGCGACGAGATCGCGAAATGGCCGCGCGGGCTCACCGTGTGGGACACTCTGGCGATGGGGATGCGGCTGGGCGAGCGGCCCCGCCTCCTCGCCACCACCACGCCGCGCCCGGTGCCGCTGGTGCGGGCGCTGGTGGCGCGGGGCGACGTGGCGGTGACGGGCGGTCGCACGGCCGACAACCGCGCCCACCTTCCGGCCGATTTCCTCGCCGGCATGGCGGAGCAATATGGCGGCACGCGGCTCGGCCGGCAGGAGCTGGACGGGCTGCTGATCGAGGAGGCGGAGGGCGCGCTCTGGTCCCGAGAGCTGATCGAGCGATGCCGCGCCCTTGCTGCGCCGCAATCGGCGCGGGTGGTGGTGGGCGTCGATCCGCCGGCGGGAGCGGGCGCCCGGTCCGATGCCTGCGGCATCGTCGTGGTGCTGCTGGGCGCGGACGGCATCGGCTATGTGATCGAGGATGCGAGCGTACAGGGGCTCGGCCCGGATGGCTGGGCACGGGCGGTCGCCGAGGCGGCGGCGCGGCACCGCGCCGACCGGGTGATCGCCGAAGCCAATAATGGCGGCGCGATGGTGGAGAGCGTGTTGCGCGCGGCACAAGCGACGCTGCCCGTCCGCCTCGTCCATGCGACGCAGGGGAAGGCGGCGCGGGCCGAGCCGGTGGCGGCGCTCTATGAGGCCGGGCGGGTGCGGCATGTCGGCGCCTTCCCGGCGCTGGAGGATGAGATGGCTGGGCTGATCGCGGGCGGCGGCTACGCGGGGCCGGGCCGCTCGCCCGACCGCGCCGACGCGCTCGTCTGGGCGCTGACGGCGCTGCTGCTGGAGCGGAGTGCCGGGCGGCCGGGCGTGCGGCGGCTCTAGATCTCGGTCCACTGAGGCTTTTGCTGCGCCGCTGATCGCGCAGCAAATTCAGGAGATTGTCCATGCGATTGTTCGGATCGAGGGCGCGCCCGCAGGCGCGGCCGGCGCTGACGCGTGCGTTCGGCATGGCCTCCGCCCCGGCGGGTGGGGACTGGCCGAGCGGCTATGAGGCGCAGCTGCGCGCCGCCTATCTCGGCAATGCCGTCGCCCAGCGCGCGGTGCGGATCGTGACGGAAGGGGCGGGCGGCGTCACCGTCGATGCGACGCCGGATGGTCATGCGGCGCTGGCGCTGATCGCCAAGCCGCTGGTCGAGACGGCGGCGGCGCATCTGCTGCTGCACGGCAACGCCTTTGTGCAGATCCTGTCCGACGCGGACGGGGTGCCGGCGATGCTCTATCCGCTGCGCCCGGAGCGCGTGACCGTGGAGCAGGATGCGAGCGGCTGGCCGGTCGGCTATGCCTATCGCGCGGGGACGGCGCTGGCGCGCATCCCGGCGGTGCAGGGCGATGGGCGGCCGGGGCTGATCCACATCCGCGCCATGCACCCGCTCGACGATCATTATGGCCTCGGCTGCCTGGGCGCGGCCGCCGGGCCGGTCGCCATCCACAATGCCGCGACGCGCTGGAACAAGGCGTTGCTCGACAATGCGGCTCGCCCGTCCGGCGTGCTGGTCTATGATCCGGGCGAGCCGGGCGCGGTGCTGGCGGCCGAACAGTTCGATCGGCTGAAGGCGGAGATGGAGCTGGGCTTCTCCGGCGCCACCAATGCCGGGCGGCCGATGCTGCTGGAGGGCGGGCTGAAATGGCAGCCGCTCAGCCTCACCCCCGCCGACATGGATTTCATCAACCTGAAGGCGGCGGCGGCGCGGGAGATCGCGCTGGCCTTCGGGGTGCCGCCGATGCTGCTGGGGCTGCCCGGCGACAACACCTACGCTAATTATTCCGAGGCCAACCGCGCGCTGTGGCGGCTGACCATCCTGCCGCTGGCGGGCAGGATCGTGGAGGCGGTGGCGGCGGGCTTGCGCGGCTGGTGGCCCGATCTCGGCTTCGCGATCGATCTGGATGCGATCCCGGCGCTGGCGGTGGATCGGCAGGCGCTCTGGTCCCAGGTGTCGGGCGCCGATTTCCTCAGCGACGAGGAAAAGCGGCAGATGCTGGGCTTTGCCCCGCGCGAGGTGGCGCCATGATCGCGCAAGCCGAAACCGCGCTCCTCGCCCGGCTGATGGAGCAGGGCCGCGAGGACGGGGCCGACCTGCTCACGCTGCGCGCGCTGGCGGAAGAAGCGAGCGAACTGGGCGCGGCGCGGGCGCTGGAGCGGCTGGGCCTGCACGATGCGGCGGCGCGCGCCGATCTCGACGATCTGCGCGAGCTGCTCTCCGCCTGGCGCGACGCCAAGCGGACGGCGCGCGATGCGGTGGTCGGCTGGGCGGTGCGCGTGGTGCTGGCGCTGATGCTGCTGGGGCTGGCGGTGCGGCTCGGCCTCGTCGCGCTGGTGCGGCCATGAAGGGCTTACGCTTCGCAGGCTATGCTGCGCTGTTCGACAAGGCGGACCGCGGCGGCGACGTGATCCGGCGCGGCGCCTTCGCCCGCGCGGTCGCGGACGGGCCGGCCCGCCTGCCTCTGCTCTGGCAGCATCAGCAGACCCGGCCGATCGGGCGGATCGAGGCGATCGCCGAGGATGCACGCGGCTTACGCGTAATCGGCCGCCTCTCCCCCGGCGCGGGCACCGATGCTGCGGCTTTGCTGCGCGACGGCGCGGTCGGCGGCCTGAGCTTCGGATACCGGGTGCGGGCCGGACGCGAGGCGCCGCCGGGCCGCGAAATCACCGACGTCGATCTGGTGGAGGTCTCGCTCGTGACCTTCCCGATGCAGCCCGGCGCGCGGGTCCACGCCATCCATGAGGAGGATATGGAATGACTGATATCGTCACCCCCTTTGAAGCGCCCTACGAGGCTTCTTACGAAATCAAGGCGGCCGATCCGCTGGAGGCGAGCTTCGCCGGCGCCGGGGAGATCGCCGAGCTGAAGGCGGGAATGGCCGACCTCAAGGCCAAGCTGGACGGCGCGACCGTCGCGGCGCAGCGCCCCGCGCTTTCCGGCGGCGCCGCGCGCCCGCTGGAGGCCAAGCGCTTTGTCGAGACCTATCTGCGCACCGGCAACACCGCGGGCATCGAGGTGAAGGCGCTGGACGGCAGCGCGGGGTCCACCGGCGGCTATGCCGTGCCGCGCGAGATCGATCAGGCGATCGGCAGCACGCTGGCCGCCGTCTCGCCGATCCGCGCCATCGCCAACGTGGTGCGCGTCGGATCGGCGGGCTATCGCAAGCTGGTGACGGTGGGCGGCGTCGCCTCCGGCTGGGCGGCGGAGAATGCCACGCGGCCCGACACCGCCACGCCGGTCTTCGCCGAGATCGTGCCGCCGATGGGCGAGCTGTTCGCCAACCCGGCGGCCACCCAGGCGATGCTCGACGATGCCGCCTTCGACGTGGAGGCCTGGCTCGCGGGCGAGATCGCCGGCGAGTTCGCCCGCGCGGAAGGGGCGGCGTTCGTCGGCGGCGACGGGGTGAACAAGCCCAAGGGCTTCCTCGCCGCGCCGCAGAGCACGCAAGGAGACGGCACGCGCGCCTTCGGCACGCTGCAATATCTGCCGACCGGCGTGGACGGCGCCTTCCCGGCCTCCGCCCCGCAGGACCGGCTGGTCGATCTCGTCCAGTCGCTCCACGCGCCGTATCGGCAGGGCGCGGTGTTCGTGATGAACGCGGGGACGCTCGGCGTCATCCGCAAGATGAAGACGGCGGAAGGCGCCTTCCTGTGGCAAGCGGGGCTGGTGGCGGGCCAGCCCGACACGCTGCTCGGCTATCCGGTGGTGGAGGCGGGCGACATGCCCGACATCGGCTCCGGCAACGCGGCGATCGCCTTCGGCAATTTCAAGGCCGGCTATCTGGTCGCCGAGCGCGAGGAGACGGCGATCCTGCGCGACCCCTACAGCGCCAAGCCCTATGTCCACTTCTACGCGACGCGGCGCGTCGGCGGGTGCGTCGCCAATTCCGAGGCGATCAAGCTGCTGAAATTCTCGGCGGCCTGAGCGGCGCCGGGCTGGCCCGCGCCGTGCCTTTGCGCGCGGGCCCTTTCTTCCTTCCCGAACGGAGGTGTTGATGACCGCACCGCCCGCGGGCGCGCTGGCCGATGCCAAGGCCTATCTGCGCCTCGATACCGATGATGAGGATGCGCTGCTCGCGACGCTGATCGCCGCCGCGATGGCGCTGTGCGAGCGCTTCACCGGCCTGACCCTGGTGCGGGCCGCGCGGACGGACGCGGTGGCGGCGCGGCGGCCCTGCTGGCTGCGGCTGCCGGCGACGCCCGTGGCCGCCATCACCGCCGTCTCCGCGCTCGACGCGGCCGGCACGGCGACGCCGCTCGATGTGCAGGACTATGCGATCGACATCGATGCGGCCGGTGACGGTTGGGTGCGGCTCGATCGCCCGGTGCCCGCCACCCGGCTCTCGATCGGCTACACGGCCGGGCTGGCGGCGGACTGGCCTGCGCTGCCCGAGGCGCTGCGGCAGGGGGTGGTGCGGCTGACCGCGCATCTCTTCGCCCATCGCGACGATGCCGGGGATGCAGGGCCGCCCGCCGCCGTCGCGGCGCTGTGGCGGCCCTGGCGGCGGATGCGGCTGTGAGCGGCGGCGATCTGGCCGGCACGCTGACCGAGCGGGTGGCGCTGCTGCGCCGCGCCGAGACGCGCGATGCGCTGGGCGGGGCGGTCGTCTCCTGGGCGGACGGCGGCCTGCGCTGGGCGGCGCTGCTGCCGGCGGGCGAGGCGGACGGGACGGGCGACCGGCCGTTCGGCGTGCCCCGCTGGACAGCGACGCTGCGCGCGGGCGTGGCGGTGGCGCCGGGCGACCGGCTGATGTGGCGCGGCCGGCCGCTCGGCGTGCTGGCGGTCACGGCCGACCCGGCGACGCCCGACCGGCTCACCCTGAAACTGGAGGAGGTGGCATGAACGGGATCGCAAGCCTGGGCGGAGCGCTGGCGGCCGCCCTGTCCCGCACGCTCGGCACGGCGGCGACGCGGATCGCGGCCGAGGTGCCGGCGGACGTGCGCGTCGGCGTGGAGGGCGAGGGCGTGCGGCTGACCGGCCGGGCGCTGGGCCTGCGCGCGCTCACCGACGCGCGCCTGCGCGATTTCGCCGTCCTCGCCCGGAGGCGGCCATGAGCGACGCGGCCATCATCGTCCAGCGCGCGCTGGTCGCGGCGCTGGCCGCCGGCCCTGCGGTGGGCGGTGTCGTCACCGGCATCTACGACGGCCCGCCGCAGGACGCGCAGATGCCCTATGTGGCCATCAGCGACGGCTCCACGACCGACTGGAGCCACAAGAGCGGGCGCGGGCGCGAGCATCGGCTGAGCATCGCGCTATGGGACGACGGCCTCTCGCCCGCCCGGCTCCACACGCTGATGGCCGCGGCCGAGGATGCGATCGAGGCCATGCCCCGCACGCTGCCCGGCCACACCATCGCCAGCCTGCTGTTCCTGCGCGGGCGGATCGTGCGCGATCCGGCCGGCCCCTGGGCGGGGCGGATCGATTACCGCGTCCGCACCCTCGAAACCTTCTGACCTTCCAAGGAGACATGCCATGGCAGCCGAAAGCGGCAGCGCCTTCCTGCTCAAGGTGGGCGACGGGCAGGCGACGCCCAATTTCTCCACGGTCGCCGGGCTGCGCACGACGCAGCTTTCGATCGCGGGCGAGATCGTCACCATCACCAACAAGGATTCGGGCGGCTGGCGCGAGCTGCTGTCCGGCGCCGGCACGCGCAGCGTCTCGGTGGCGGGCAGCGGCGTGTTCACCGGCTCCGCCGCCGAGGCGCGGCTGAAGACCAATGCGCTCGCAGGGCTGATCGACGATTATCAGCTGAGTTTCGAGAGCGGCGCGCGGATGCAGGGCCGCTTCCTCCTCACCAAGCTGGATTATTCCGGCGATTTCAACGGCGAGCGCACCTACACGCTGGCGCTGGAATCCTCCGGCCCGGTGGTGAACCTGTGAGCGCGCCCGCCAACCCCGCGCGGGGCGAGGCGGCGCTGTCGCTGCAGGGCGAGACGCTGTTGGTGCGGCCGAGCTTTCAGGCGCTGGTAGCGGCCGAGGGCGAGCTGGGGCCGCTCTTCGCGCTGGTGGAGAAGGCGGCGGCGGGCGGGCTTACGCTCGGCGAGATGGTGACGCTGATCTTCCATTGCCTTGCCGACCGGCCGGAGGGGCTGGACCGCGAGACGCTGGGCGAGCGGATCGCCGACGCCGGCATCGCCCTGCTGATGCCGGTGGTGCGCTCGCTCCTCCAGCAGATCCTGAAAGGGCGGTGACGCGCTTCGCTGCCGCCGCCGGGCGGCTGGCGGGTCTCGCGGGCGCGCTCGCCGGCTGGCGGCCGGACGAGTTCTGGCGCGCGACGCCGCAGGAACTCGAAACCGTGCTCATAGCGCTCGCCGGCCCCGAGGAGGAAGCGGCGCCGCCCGAGCCCGCGCGCATCGCCGCGCTGAAGGAGAGGTTCCCCGATGGATGAGACGATCGAGACGCTGATGATCGGCGTGCGCGCCGACACGGCCGGTTTCGCCCAGGATGCGGCGGCGATGCAGGCGAGCCTCCAGGGCTCGCTCGGCACCGGCGCGGACCGCGCGGGCGCGCAGATCGAGGCGAGCCTGGCGCGTGCGATCCGCTCGGGCAAGCTGGGCTTCGATGATCTGAAGAAGGCGGCGCTCGCCGCCCTGTCCGATATCGCGGCGCAGGCGGTGAAGGGCGGGCTCGCCGGTGTGCTGGGCGATTCCAGCGGCGGTGGCAGCGGCCTGCTGTCGCTGGGCACCAAGCTGGTCGGCGCGTTGTTCGGCCTGCCGGGCCGGGCGACCGGCGGGCCGGTCTCGCCCGGCCGGGCCTTTGTGGTCGGCGAGCGGGGGCCGGAGCTGTTCGTGCCCACCTCGGCTGGCAGCGTGGTGCCGTCCGGGGCGGCGGGGCCGCGGGACGTGCGGGTGGCGATCACCGTCAATGCGCCGGCCGGCACCGAGCCGCGCGCGCTGGCCCAGTCCAGCCGGCAGGTGGCGCGGGCGGTCGGCCGCGCGCTCGCCCAGGCGGAGCGCTGAGCCATGGGTTTCTGGCTGGCCGGCGATGGCGATGCGCTGAGGGCGCAGCAGGGGCGGGGGCAGGGCTGGATCAAGCGCTTCGATCCGCGCTTCTGGACGATCGACTTCCCGCGCCCGATGATGGCGGCGGTGACGACCATCGCGGCGGATGCGCTGCGGGTGGATGCCGTCTTCTATCGCGGCGACGATCTGGCCGGGCTGATCTGGTTCGCGGAGGACCGGCTCGATCATCCGCTGCTCCGCTACGAGACGGCGCGGGATTTCCGGGGATGCGCCCTGCGCTTCCACTGGCGCTCGTCCGGGCTGATGCCGCTCGACGCGATCAACGGCCCGACGCTGACGATCGAAGGACGGGACGCCTCGGGGGCTGCGCGGAGCTGGTATGTGCGCCTCTGGAATTAT